CTTGTACTCTGGCTTCTGCTTGATCACGAAGAACGGACCGAGGACTTCCATGAAGTCGTTGTTGATCGTGTTCTTGAACGCCGAGTCTTCCTTCGTACCAGATGAGACGTACAGCTCCTTCGCAGCATCGAGACAGGCCTTGTCGTCCGGCGATTCTGCCAGATCGACGAGCGACTTCAAGTACTCGGCTTGCGGCTCCGGAATGTCGGCGTGCTTGTCGATCAGGCGCTTCACTTCAGCGGCGTACTTCGAAATGAACTTCGGGCCGAACAAGCCGAGCTTGTCTGGCTTCAGATCAGTGCCGACTGTCCGTTCCATCTTGAACGGCTTGTCGATGTCAGTGAGCTTCATTCGGTACTCGCCGTCGCCGATGCGAACACGAAGCTTCGCCGAGTACTCATCAGAGGAGAGCACCTTGATCTTGTCGCCCTTCTTCACGGTCTTCTTGATTGGCTTGTCGAACGCATCGTACAGCTCAGCATCGTTCTTCGCGAGCGTCTCAACGTCGCCGGACGAAAAGTACTTCTCCCACTTCGCCTTGCCGGACGAAGCTTCGAGTAGGAATGTCTTGAATGTGATCATGCTTGCTTCTCAACGAAGTACATTGGGTGCTGGCCGTGTGGCGAGACTTGTGCGAACAATGTCTTCCCGGCTCGGTACAACGAGACGCTCATCTTGGTGTCGTCAGCCATGTTCACAACCTTGTGTTCAACTTCTTTCGCCGTGTCAAGGAGCGAATCGTCGAAGTTCTCGACCTTCTGAGCGTTCGGACCAAGGAGCTGCTTCACGATCTTCAGCGCGGCTTCGAACGCTGCGGCCTCTGCAAGGTATTGCTTGAACGTGATCATTTGCTGTGGTCCTTCTTCGACCAGAACGCCTTACCAAGGGCGGTCTGCTTTCCTGACGGTGTGATTGTGTTCCCGAGCTCTCGGGCGAACTTGTACATCTCGGTGGCAAATCCACGACGACGGAACTGCTTGTCGACGTTCAGATCAAGTGCTTCAAGTTCGTCACCGTTCCGAACGAAGTTCACCCACCCAAGTTGAGTGCCGCGCATCGTCTGAACTTCGATTCGGAACTGTTCGCTCTGCTTCTGGTCGATCTTCACGTACCCTGGCTTTGCCACCAGCTTGTACTTACCATCGGGCAGCTCTTTTGTCTGCTCAAAACCAGGCTTGAACACCTTCTCATTCACGGTCTCGAACAGCTCGGATACACGCACATCAGCCCTTTCGTGTCTCCGCATCGACGGCGAGCATCTTCATGATGTCCTCACGAGAGGCGACAACGGCGCCGTTCGTCTTGTTGTTCGTGAACGGAACGAACTGAGCAGACTTCTTCCGATCGCCCTTCACCTTCGCCCGAACTGAGGCAGCGTTCAACGCGATGTTCAGGTAGTTCGCAGCGACTTCGGCGTTCCGAGCAGCGTACCGCGGCTCGATGACTTCCATGTACGCGGTCTGATTGTTGAACGCGTCGATCGCAGCCGTGTACACCGTGTCGATCTTCTCATCGATCTCGATGTCCTCGGCATCCTTCTCAGGTGGAGCCTGTTCATCGCCCAGCGTGGCGAGCGTGCCCTCGGTGGTTGGGATGTACTCGCCATCCTCTTCCATGTCCATCGGCAACGTGTTGAACAGGTCGTCCAACGGGTTCGTGATCTTCTTCGTCAACAGGCTCATACGGAACTCCCAACTTGCTTCTTTGCCTTCTGCTTGAACATCGTGCGCTCAGTGAGCACACGGAACGTGGCGCCATTCCGACTTGCGTACTCGGCGGCGTACTTCCACTTTGCTTGATTGATCACGAAGGCCTGCTGATCGTGTGGTGTCGCACGTGGCGTCAGCACCGACTCTTTGTATGGTTTGATCTCGATGATCTCTTTCTTCACCTGCCCTGAGGTGTCGATGTACATCACGATCATGTCAGGGAAGTACCGATGCATCCGTCCGTCAAGCGGGTGGACGTACGGGATCGCGAGCTCTTCAGCACCCCAACGCAGCACGGCGTTGTTCGTGTCGAGCCACTTCATGAACGCGAGCTCCCAGCTCGAACGGAAGAAGATGTTCCCGACACGCCCAACGTACTTCGCTGGGTTCTTCGGAATGAAACGACCCTTGCCTGCCATCAGCTGTTCAGCGAACCGTCGCCGGTCACTGGTCCAGAGTCAGCGGCTGCCAAGACGGTGCCTGAGCCCGAGCCGGCCGAGTCGTTCACCTTTGGTGTTGAGGTGCGAGCGAACGGATTCGAGAACGAGCTGAACCCGCTGCCGATTGCATCGCGCGATGCACCCGACACAAGTCCGCCGATCGGACCTGAGATCGCGCTTGTGACCTGACCGCCGAGTGCCTGACCAAGACGACTGTTCCCAGCGACGCTCTTCACTGCCTTACCAATCAGATCGGACGAAAGCTTTCCGGCTGTCTTGCCGACGACACCGCCGAGGATGTCGGTAGCCCAGTTCCCCTTGCCACCGCCGGCAGCGGAGCCGCCGCCACCTGGAACCGGCGTGAGGTCCATCGGCGCGCCAAGGGCGCCTGGCGCGAGGACGTGATATGATGAATCGAGATAGTCCGATGCGATTGCGGTCGCGTTGATCGGACCGATGTTCACCATCTCCATCCAGTCGTAGTCGAACATCATCGTCATCGACGATACTTCATTCGCTTCGTGGCTGAGTTCGTCGAAGTCGAACGAGACGATCCGTGGATTCATGAAGTCGTACGAGACCATCTTCGCCGTGTTCTTCAAGGACTCCTGTGGATCAGTGAAGATCTGCTTCACTCGAATCATTGCGATCGAGTTCCCGAACGAGCTGTTCACCGCGGCGCGATGTGCGGTGTCCGGAAGCTTCCGACTGAACGCCATACCTGATCCGTGCAACAGGCTTTCTGGATCAGCGCGCTTCAGCGAGAGGTCACGCTTCGTCTGCTTTGCCGTGATCGGCGAGTGGATCGTCATCAGCGCACGAACGAAGTCGAACACACGGTTCCCAGCATCGTCAGTGAACACCATCGTGAGGTCACGATGCCGGATCTTCTTCAGAGCCTTCGTTCTGAAGTTGTACATGTTCAGGTCTTCTTCGTACTCGAAGTCGATCTTCGGACGATCAACCATCTTCACCATGAACGTGAAGTCGTTCGCGGTGTTCTCGCCGAGTGCCTTCACGATCTTCTTCGCCTCTTCGGTGAACACGAACTCGACCTTGAACAGGAACTTCAGCTTCGGACGATAGTTCGTCGCGCCAGCAAGAGCCGCCGCGTACGATGTCGCGTACCACGAACCGTCCTTGCGGTCGATCGTCTTCGTGTTCGGGTTCAGACTTGGGTGAATGAACCCGAGACCACCGCCCTTGACGAAGTCTTCAACCGCCGTTCCGAACTTATCGGTCGCGCCCTTTTCGAGCTGGACGCGCGTATCGTTCAGAATGCTTTTGGCTGAAAGCGGTGGCAAGATTGACATGAGAACCCTCGTACTAGATGAACCTATTTACGAGTCTTCAGAAGCAACGAAAGGTCCCGTAGGACCTTTCGGATGTTCAAGCTGAGGTGCTTACGCGACGTTACCGCCGAGGGCCGTGCCGTAGCCGGAGCCAGACTCGATGTGACGTGCGTGGTCGAAGCGGATCTGCATCGTGATCGTTGCAGCTTCAGATGCCGAGTAATCGCGATCGCCGTAGTCGGAACCAGAAATCATGGCGCCTTCGAGGATCCAGGTCTGAACGACACCTTCGTCGCCGTCGAGCTGTTCGATCTTCGCACCGAACTTGTAGTCGGAGCCAGTCGCAGCAGTATTCAGCCAACGGCCGTCGAGGTCGACGCCGATGATGCGTTGCTGAGTCTCGAGCTGAGCCTTCACGACCGTTGCGGCGAGACCAGTGATGTCGTCTTCAACCGTGACAGTGATTGGTTCCCACGAGTGCTTGCCAGCGATGTACGCTGTGCTGTTGTACCGGTGAAGGATCACTTCTTCGAACGTGAGGTTCGGCAGCGTGATGTTCGTGACCTGCATCGTCAGATTGCGCGAGTTCGTACCCGGAACCAGCTGACCCATGTTCAGAAACGTGATGCGGAACTTGTTCTTCAGGCGTGGGTGCAGAATGCCGGAGCCTGCACCTGGAATGCCGAAGTTGCTGAGTGTTGCCATTGTTTTCTCTCCTGTGAGCTCAAAGGGCTGGAGCTAGTACGTACGAACCTATTTATGCGGCAGGTCCGAATTCGGGGCACATCCTGAAAGGAGGGCTCTCAGATCCTGATCGTAGGTTGCCGGATTCGCAGGTCTTGTTACAATCATCTCTACTCCTATTTACGAGGCCCTATGATCGTACTTCAAATCGTCGCGCACCCAGACGTCTCTGGGAATTCATTCACTGGGCAGATGGCTCAGAAGTTCCGTGAAGGTGCCGAAGCCGCTGGCCACGTCGTCGGTTGGTACAACCTGTACGAACCGGACACCGTCGAGATCAATCACCAGCAGTACGTCTCCGAAGCGGATCACATCTGCTTCGCGTACCCGGTGTGGTGGGAGATGCCGCCGGCGATCCTCGTGAACTACCTACAAACTGTGTTCGTCAAGGGGTTCGCCTTTGATCTGGACGGTGATAGAATGAAGCCGAAGTTCCAGAAGCTTGCCACCTGCCTCCTGAGCATGGGGCAGCGGAAGAACTACAACTCGGCGAACATGTCCGAGGCGATGCGGTACTGCGGGATGCATCCGCTGTTCGTGGTGGCTGACAACGTTGGCCCACGCCTCTCACCTGAACTCGCGGAAGCGTACCTCGACCTGGCATACCGCACAGGCCTCGACCTCTAAAGGAGACACGATGACAACACTGGCATACCCGAACCTGACCTCAATGTTCAAGGACCTGAACGAACGGGCCCTCGAAACCCCCGAGTACGTGGAAGACACGCGCATCGGCCGCGCTCACGAACTGATCGACGTCTCAGTCCGCGTGCTGGACACGTCCGACTTCCTGCTGAACGACCCGCGCATCAACCGGATCTCGTACGCGTACGCCGAGACGTTCTGGGAATTCCTGATCGCCGGCGGCACCGATGCCGAAGCCGCGTTCAAGGACTACCCAGCTGTCGCGAAGTTCATCACGAAGCCGAAGAACCCGGACCTGCCGGCGAACTTCAACACGTTCTACGGTCCGCGGATCGCGAAGCAGATCGGCGCCGTGCTGGCTGAGCTGAAGCGCTCGCCGAACACCCGTCGCGCGACGCTGATGATCCTGAACGAGGACGACCTTCAGCTCCTGGACAAGGACGAGACCCTCGAGTTCCCGTGCACGATCGCGTACCACCTGACGCGCCGGAACGGCAAGCTCATCCTGAGCACCGTGATGCGTTCGCAGAACCTTGCGATCGTCCTTCAGCTCGACATCTACCTTCAGATGCGTCTGCTGCACCTCGTGGCGAGCGAACTCGGTGTGGACGTCAAGGACTGCGAGTACCACTGCCACATGATCAACGGTCACATCTTCGACCGTGACTTCGACTACGTCCGGAACTTCCTGGCATGAACGTCCTCTGGATTCCAATCTTCTCGATGCGGTCGTACGAGACCGGCGAGTACGCGATCCTGAAGGACGGGAACTTCCAGCTCACGATGGCGCGCGTGCTCGCATCGAACTTCAAGTCGATCACGATCACCGTGCCAACT